ATTCACCGGGTGGCACCCTTCTCAACCCAATCACTTCAAACGAAGTGATCGAAAGAAGAAGCTTGAACCTCTTGTCTTAGCGGATGTCGAGCCACCGATCCTTCAGGTGGCAACAGACACCGCGACTGCACAGGAAGCTGAGACCACATCTCAGAAGACAACGGCTCAGAGCGAAACACCCAGCATTGCTGGAGATCAAATGTTTAGCTTCGTTCCTGAGCCTGTCGACATTTACCAAGCCGAGGACCCGAAGGCCGTTCGGCTCAACCTCCTGGCGCGCCTCTCCATGCGTTTCGGGAATAAGCGGATCGCTTACCGCGGGGTGATTGCTACCAAACACCACCCCGGCTCAGTTAATCACGCGCGTTCGGCGACGACCGCGGAGATCAAGCTGGGGAAGTTGTTGGTGCACGACGGAGGGACGCACGCCGCTGTATTCAGGGACGTGTTCGAGGATATCAAGTACACACACGTGCGTGCAGCACATGTTTGTACGGAGCTATACCTCTTCCTCATCACTGACAAGCACGTGAGTAGTCAACGGATATTTGGCGAAGAGGAGGGGAAGCTGAAACCTTTGGATTTCGTTCGGAATCGTATAAAGGCTAAGGCTAATGATTTTCCTCACACCAAGCATCTGATTGAGCAGTATAACACTGTCTTTCAAGACACCCTCGCGTATGTTTATCAGTACCTCGTGTGCGTGGATCTGCTGGGGAGATACATCGTCACTAAGACGAATACGGCGCCGGATTTTCGGCGCGGGGCACTGTTCCATTGATTGGGTGGTGGGACAGGCCCCTCTACAGGCAAGGCACCCAGCCCTGCACTGTGGAGTCTCTCCTACCCGAGAAGAGAGCCTTCGTTTCGTCCCGAAGGTTCAAATGCATATCCGGTAAGCAATACTGGAAGGACGACCACGTGCAATTTCCCGTGACGCACGATTATACGAACCGACCCAGAGAGAGCCCAGATGGGTTCTATCGCACCGTGTTCGGACCAAGCATTCCGCACACCGGGGTGACATATTGCCGTTGTAATCAGTGTCAAAGCCTGGCGTTGCGGCGAATTACTTGTGTCCGAGCGCCGGCCGTAGAGAATGCTTTCGAGTATGAACTACGGTTCCGCCAAGCACAACGCGACTGGATCGATTCAGTGAGGCACATATTGGTCAAGTGGATATTCGATGGAGACTGCAAAGATTATGTCGATGCGTTCCATGCCATGGTTGACCATGCAGGTGACCCACATCCGAAACGGGAATTGCGCATTCAAGCTCGTGAGGAACTTCTGAACACGATGGGCGCAGCTGACAGGCTGTGGCTCAAGAGGGTCCTCTACAAGCTCAAAACCGAAGAGTTCGGAAAAATTGGCAAGCTCGCCCGGCTCGTTGGAGACCTCGGGACGCCTGCCTCGCTACAGGGATTCAAGGTCACCGAACTCGTGAAGAAGATGATGGCATGCCAACCCATCGAGTGGGAAGGCCTTACGTGCCAAGTCGTCATCGACCCCAAACCTGAGACGCTCATCAACGTCTTTGAGAACTTGATAAATCCGCCCGGTCGCGGGTATTTTGTCTTGTACTCGGACGACTCGTGTCTCTCCCTTAGCATCGGTGGGCGTGTTCGCCACTTCAACCTTGACATTGCGTCATGCGACACGTCCCACACAGAGAAGCTTTTTCGTCTGCTATGCGAGATTGTCCCCCCCAACATGCGGGGAGACATGGAAGTGCTGGTCGAGCAGTGCAAGTTGCCTATTGAAGTTCGGGATCAGAACGACAGGAGTCGTAGAGTGATCCTAGAACCTAATGAGGCCACCCTGTACTCTGGTTCCACCTTGACCACCATCATCAACAATCTCGCGAACGTTCTCATTTTCCTTTCCATTGCCACAGCCAACATTCAGACCCCCGACGACGTGCGGATAGCTGCTGCCAGAGCGGGTTATGTTGTCACAGGCACGAGCGAGGGTGACGAATGCGACACCTACCACAAGATTCAGTTCTTGAAGCACTCCCCGGTCTACGATACCCAAGGGAGGCTCAGGGCGTTGAAAAACCCTGGCGTGTTCCTCAGGTCCTTGGGCCACTGCAAGAGAGATCTTCCTGGGAGCGGGAGTATCCTCGAGCGTGCCAAAGACTTCAACTGCGGATACATCCAAGGAAGCTACCCATGCACCAGAATTAACTTCGTCGAAGAGCTACGCGCTAAGTTCGCTAACCGGAATCTTTCCGAGCAAATGAACTGCTTCGTCGAGGATCATCTCCCTTTCCACAAGGCGTCACGCGACGACGAACAGTGGAGTGTGAGTGACGGTGAGTGGGCTCAACGCTACAACCTCGAGAACTGGGAGGTAGAGGAGCTGAACGTCTTTTGCCGCTACGCCGGACTGGAACAAGAGATCGTTTGCACTGCAGTAGACAAGATTCTCAAGGCCGATTACGGACTGTCGGTCTTGGGGTGAACCAAATGACAAGCACGCAACCACGCTGTTCTCAGCGAGCACATGTGCTGGTTCCCTTCTCTG